TTAGAAATGGCAAAACAAGTTCTGGAAATGGACGCAGAAACCTTAGCAGACATGCTAGAGCAGATTTCCGGATTTTCCTGCATACCTGTCCGATACGATGCTAGTGGTTATTGCTCTAGTTGCACATCCTGTTGGCGCTCTTATATATCCCACTATTATACGAAATCAAAGAGGGCAAGACATGACAATAAAAATACTAGACAAAGGAAAGGTTAAAACATTCCGGTGTGAATCAATTTTGATTGACACAATATCCGAAAATTATCTTACCATTTCATTCACAGATGGCAGGGAATATACTTTCGGAAAAGGAACAGTGATCTTAGCGGTATGTGCCTAATGGAAGGACTATTACTTTTATTCATCATTTTAGCTTTGATTATCCTAGCATCAGCAGACCCGGATAGGTAAAACAAAGCCCGATAGATTTAACTCTATCGGGCTTCTGTATTTATAACCTATGCTACCACATGGCGTCTGGGAAATGGACGCATATTTCTTACAACCAGACGCATAATTTCAGCGTTCCCTTCTGGTTGCGTTCATGCAGGAGACACAGGCAAATACCTATTAATAGCTGAGTGCTTTCAGAAGAACTTCCTTGCACTTCAAATCTTTGAATCTGAAACAGCCTTTATCAAAGAAGTATCTAAGCTGATTTAAGAACATGTCGTTCTTCCTAAGCATTACCCAGTTTATATCATGATCTTCCGTGGTAATGGTCAGCTTGGTTGGGAATGTAATATCTGGACGGTTGTCGATATAGATAACGCCTTTTTCGTCAAACGATCTGACACCGTATTCGCCGTTATTGTACTTAAGAGTTGCCAAATAACGTGAACGTCCTGTTGGAGTTTCTATAAATGCGTCATTGTCGTTCAAGTATACGCCCTGTCCAGAGTACGCAATATACTTGTTGTTGGAAAATGCCGCATTAAATCCGCTTTCCTTTGCGGCGGCTTCTGCGTCTGCATTATATCCCTGTTCCAGAACAAAACCGTTTCCCTTGAGAAATCGCGTCTTGTTGTCCAACCGTGAGCTTATATCCATTTCAACATAGTAAGGATTTAGCAGAGTTACCGGATTGGCGATCATGTAAACGGGAAGATACCTTGCCATTTTACCATTACCACGAGCCACTGATTTATGAACCGAGATAAACTTGGTAACTTCATCCGGGCAGTAATGGTTTGTCTCGCTCTGAAATTCATCAAACAGCATTTTGGAAGTATCGCTGAACAGGTGCGACAGCTTTTTGATAACATCCGCGCCGTTCAAAGCTACGGCATATCCGCAATGCTGTGGCTGGCTACCTTCTTTATTCTCTTGGAGGTACAAGTCGTGGTATTTACCCTTGTACCGTTTCACGCTCTCCATGCTGTAATTAGGGAAGAACAGCTTGTTAATATCTTTGAAGAACTTTTCTGCACAACTGTCCAACTCATAATCAAAGCGATAAAGTAGCATGAACTTTTCACCGCGCTTAAGGAAACCATTGACGCAAAGGCGATTGAAATATGTGGTCTTACCCGCGCTTCGATTGCTGGTGCATATGTAAATCTCTGGTTTGTTCCCGTTAATGTCCAGCAATGAAAGCAGCTTTGTACCATCGTAGAATCTAGGCATAATAACAACTCCAATATTTTGATACTTTATTATATCACACTTGACAGAGTATGTCAATTGGTATATAATTAATAGTAGGAAATATAGTGCGGAAGGGGGTGAGATGGTGAAGTATTTTCCGGTCTTAGTCTCTTTCTGTTTTATTGCTTTCGATGTTCTTACTGGCTGGTTAAAGGCGCTGGCTACTGGCTCCACTAATAGCTCAATTATGCGGCAAGGATTGTTCCACAAGGTTGGCGAACTTCTGGCAATAGTTTTCGGCTACGGGTGCGAGTATGCTTTCCCATATGTTGGTGTTAATATTGGACTTCCAGTAGCTGGCGCTATTTGCACTTATATCGTGCTTATGGAGACAGCAAGTATCGTTGAAAACCTGTCGAGAATTTCACCTAAACTTGCAAGCGCACTTGACAAATTCTTTGACACCAACAAACTGAACGGAGTTGATGGAAAACATGTCAAAACAAAAGACGAATCAGCAAATAGCGATGGAAGTGATACAGGGGAAATGGGGAAATGATGAAGATAGAAAAAGACGGTTGTGGGAGGCAGGATATAGCTATGACGCAGTACAAAGCATTGTTAACGCGATTATGGCTGGAAAGACTGTCTACGCCGAAGAAGAACCCGAAGTACCCGAGGTTGAAATCACAGGAACGGAAACAATGAAGATTGAAATTGACCTTGCAAAGTACAACAGCATTGAAGTGAAATTTGTGTATGGCGGTGATGAATAATGCCGATACCGGAAGCCAAATGGAATTGCAAACGATTATATGGATATTCCAGAACTGACCTGGAGGCACAGCAAAACGCAGTTATGTGCTGGGCTGTATTAGCGGCGGAGGGATGGACGCTAAATGCTGTTTGCGGTTTATGGGGAAATGTTGAAGCTGAAAGCGGGTTTAATCCTTGGCGTTGGCAAGGTGATTATGCTGTTGGGGAAGCGGCAATTCTCAGAAGCGATAGCCCCCTTATCGACGTACAATCGGCCCACGCATATGGTTTGTGTCAATGGGACCCGGCAGGAAAATATATTCATGGCGGCGGCAACGAGTACCCGGGTTTTGGCCCTAATTACTCTGACAGGCAAGGCAGTTTGTATGACGGAACTGCTCAACTATTATTCCTAAACTCTGAGGCTGACTATATCCCTACTGGCTCCTACCCTATTTCTTACTATGATTATAAGCATTCAATAGCAGACCCTAGGGAACTGGGAAAGGCTTGGTTGCTTAACTTTGAACGGCCTTACGATCAAGGCGAGGGAGCGCAGAATCTAAGAGCATCAAATGCACTATGGTGGTGGAATTTCTTATCACCAGAAACTCCAATATCGCCATCTGACCCAATTGAGCCTATTGCACCACCAGCGCCGCCACCGCTTCCACCCCAGCCGTGGGAAGCTAAGAAATCTAAATTCATTTTCTATCTAAAACCATACTGGAAAAGAGGTTTGTAATATGCCTATTATCACAACTGATGAATTTATGAACAGGATTCGTACCCTTGTTGGTGACGATACATCCGATGAAACCCTAGCAACCATTCAAGATTTCTCCGACACGCTTAATTCTTTCGGTGATAGCACTAATGAGATTGCCCGACTCAATCGTGAAATCACAGAACAGGATGAAGCGTGGCGTAAGAAATATCGGGACGCTTTCTTCCACGGGCCGGAAGAATCTGACCCTGATTACCCTCCCGATAACGGCCCAAAGAAACTAACATTTGAATCCCTATTTACTACAAAGGAGTGAAAAACAAATGCCTTATAGAGTGGCACAGACTACGCTTAATGCTAGTACCATTGACATTCTGAACGTAATCCGCCAGAATGCAAGTCAGGAGTACCAGTCCCTTGTTCCCGAAGTTACCCGCGAACTGGACATTCCCAAGGTGGGCGAAGCCATTTTTGGTACGCCCGGCCTGTCCAACCAGTTTATCAACGCTCTGGTCAACCGTATCGCGCTTGTGGCTGTCAAGGCGGCTACCTTCAACAATCCTTATGAGCCTCTTAAGAAGGGCTATCTGTACTTCGGTGAGACTGTCGAGGAAATCTTTGTTGACATTGTAAAGCCTCTTGAGTATTCTGCTGAAAAGGCGGCTGGTCGTGAACTGAAACGCTATATGCCTAATGTTCGGTCTGCGTTCCATGTCATGAACTGGCGCGTGATGTACCCTGTCACGATCCAGGACGCTGATCTTAAGCGTGCTTTCCTTAGCATTGATGGTGTGCGCGACCTTATCGCCCGCATTGTTGACAGCATTTACACCGCCGCAAAGTACGACGAGTTTCTGCTGTTCAAGTACCTGCTTATCAAGGCTATCAGCCGTGGCCAGCTTAAGCCCGTGGCGTTCGATGCTTCCAGCGAAACCGAGGGTGCTGTCGCGTTCCGTGGTACTTCCAATAAGATGGAATTTCTGCGCTCTGATTACAACGCCGCTGGTGTGAAGAATAATACGCCGAAGTCTCGGCAGTATATCTTCATGGACGCAGACTACAATGCTTCCTTCGACGTGGAAGTGCTGGCCCATGCGTTCAACATGGATAAGGCCAACTTCATGGGCAATCTGATGCTCATTGACGACTGGACTGAGTTTGACAATGAGCGGTTCGATGTTATCCGCGAAAATAGTGACGGTATTGAGGAAGTTACCGCCGCTGAACTTGCGCTTCTTGCAGATGTGAAAGCCGTCCTTGTTGACGGGGATTGGTTCCAAGTGTACGACAATGAAACCCAGTTTACTGAGAAATATGTGGCTAGTGGTTTGTATTGGAACTATTTCTACCACCAGTGGAAAACTGTTAGTAGCTCTCCCTTTGCAAATGCTGTTGTGTTCGTGGATGATGGTGCTACCATTACCGCTCCTGATACGATTGCCTACACCGTGGCTAGTGTTTCTAATAGCGATATTGCCAAGGTTATCACCGTTGAACCTGCTGATGTTGATACCCTTGCGAACACCAATGTCCTGTTTGAGCAGACCGAGGCTCTGACTACCGCTGGTATCGCTGTGCAGAAGTTCGGTGCGTTCCTCATTCCTGCCGATTCCGAGGTCACTAGTATCGCTGTTGTTGCTACCGTGAATGGTGTGCAGTACACCGGTACTCTTTCTGCTAGTGCCGCTGTTGGTGCGGCGCTTACTCTGACTAAGCAGGAGTAATTTTACCGTAGGGGTGGATAGAAATATTCACCCCTTTTGAAGAAAGGGTGATTTGTTTGGCATACATTGAGCCGAATACTGACCTTGTGTTGTGTGAAAATGTGCCGCTTGATCCGACTT